CATGAAGAAGTGATGCAGATGCTGGCGGAATTGAAGATCCCTTTTGCGTATGACCATTTCGCGGAAGGGGAAAGTCCTGATCCGCCGTTCATCTGCTTTTTGTTTCCAGGTTCGGAGAACTTTTCCGCGGACAACGTGGTGTATATGGAGTTTTCCAACCTGAGCATTGAACTTTATACCGATGAGAAGGATCCAGAGCTGGAAGATAGGGTCGAGGCAGTGCTTAATGACTATGAGCTTTTCTGGAACAAATCAGAGGTATGGATCGAAACAGAAAAACTATACGAAGTGCTGTACCAGATGAAGGTATAGCGGAAAGAGAGGTTAATTATGTCGAGTACGAATAACAAGGTGAAGTTCGGCCTTAAGAACTGCCATTACGCGAAGGCTACCCTTGATCCGGATACCAATGCCGTGACATTTGGTACGCCTGTAGCGATTCCCGGAGCAGTGAATCTGTCGCTGGATCCGGAGGGTGATACGGAGCCGTTTTATGCGGACGATATGGTGTATTACACCACTGTGGCCAATAATGGATATTCGGGAGACTTGGAGATTGCGCTTATTCCGGAGAGCTTCCGCAAGGATATCCTGAAGGAAACAGAAGATGCCAACGGTGTGCTTGTGGAGGATTCCACGGTGGAGCCGGAGCATTTTGCTCTGCTTTTCGAGTTCTCCGGGGATAAGAAAAAGATCAGACATTGCATGTATTATTGTACCGCTGCAAGACCGACCATTGAGGGCAAGACCAATGAGGATTCCAAGGAAGTTCAGACAGAGAAGCTGGAGATTAAGGCAACGCCTCTTCCGAGTGGCGTTGTAAAGGTTAAAACCGGTTCCAACACTTCGGATGCGGTTTATAACGGCTGGTATTCCAATGTTTATCAGTCTGAAACCGCTCAGGTGTCTGCTGTTCTTTCCGGAATCACGATTGGAAGTCTTCAGCTGACGCCTGCTTTTGATGCCGGTACTACTTCTTATACAGCAGAGACTGTAAATGATGAAGATGTTGTATCGGCTTCGGCGGCAAGTGGAACGGCGGTTACGATCCTGGTAAATGGCGCGGCTCATACCAGTGGTCAGGATGCGACCTGGGAGAGCGGAACCAATACCGTGACGGTGATTGCAAGCAAGACCGGCTGCACAAGTACGGCTTATACCGTAACGGTGACAAAGAACGGACAGGGTTGATTTTAGCGGGCAGGGCTTCGGCTCTGCCCATTCTTATGATTGGAGGAAAGTGAAATGGCACTTACAAAGACAGTGAATATCGATGGCAAGGATGTGACTTTCAGGGCTTCCGCTGCCATTCCGAGAATATACAGAAACAAGTTCCATCGTGATATCTATAAGGATCTCCACGACCTGCAGAAGGGGATTGATGAAAATGATCCCGAAAATTCTGCGCTGGATTCTTTTTCGCTGGAACTGTTCGAGGATATCAGCTACATCATGGCGAAGCACGCGGATCCGCAGGGTGTTCCCGATACGCCTGATGAATGGCTTGACCAGTTCGGGACGTTTTCCATTTATCAGGTGCTTCCGGAGATCATCGAGCTTTGGGGACTTAATGTCCAGACGCAGGTGGAGAGTAAAAAAAACTTCGAGCGACTGACCGGGAAATGACAACGCCGCTCCTGTTGCTTCGATGTGTACAACTGGGAATCCATATCGGCGAATTGGATCTTCTGACGATCGGAACCATCAACGATATGTACACGGAAATGCAGAACGATGAGAATCAGGGAGCGTACAGCGCCTTGGCATCTCAGGATGATATGGATCGGTTCTGATGCAGAATTGACAGTCTTTTCACACACGGCTTTTTGATTCCATGTTATAATAAATCCACTGTATTTTGCCGATATAGCAGGATATAGCAGCTATAAATGAATGGGGCCGTGGACTGATGGATATTACTCAAACATTCTACGATAATATGGCCAGTCAGTATGATAAATTGTTTCAGGACTGGCAGGCAACAACACATGAACAGGCAATTATTCTTGACCGTATCTTTAAGCAAGAAGGGTTCGATAAGGAAGCGAGAGTTCTTGATTGTGCATGTGGAATAGGAACGCAGGCGATAGGTCTTGCTGCACAGGGCTATGATGTTACAGCATCAGATATCAGTGATGGAGAGCTTGCTGAAGCAAGAAAAAGGGCTGAGGATAATGATGTAAAGATTCGGTTTGAGCATGCCAATTTTTGTGCTCTGTCGGATTCTTTTTCTGAGCAGTTCGATATTGTAATCGCGATGGACAACGCATTGCCACACATGCTTACAAGTGCTGATTTGGAATCAGCTGTGAGAAGCATTGTAGGGCAAACCAAAGAAGGTGGAATTTTTGTAGCAAGTCTCCGTGATTATGACTACTTGTTAGAAGAGAAACCGTCGTATTCCCCGCCATATATTCATAAAACTGAAAAAGGGCAGCGTGTTTCTTTTCAGACCTGGGTGTGGAAAAACGAGAATTACAAGCTTATCCAATACATCATTGATGATGAAGATACCTTGCAGGTAAGCAAGTTTGATTGCGAGTATAGAGCAACGCGTCGAGAAGAGTTGACGAAAATGCTTAAATCAAACGGCTGCAAGGAAGTATCGTGGAAGATGCCGGAGGAAACGGGCTTCTACCAGCCTGTCGTTGTGGCAAGAAGATAACGAGATTGAAATAGAAAATGCTTTATTGAGAAGAGTCGAGAAATCGGCTCTTTTCTTTTACCCAAAATCAGGAAGGAGGGAATCGGATGGCTGGACGGATCCAGGGTATCACCGTTGAGATCGGCGGCGATACCACTAAACTACAGACAGCCCTGAAGGGCGTAAATACAGAGATCAGAAATACTCAGAGCCAGCTGCGTGATGTCGATAAGCTCCTGAAACTTGATCCGGGGAATACGGAACTTCTGGCACAGAAGCACAGGCTCCTGGGGGATGCCGTCAAGGAAACGAAGGAAAAGCTGGAGACCTTGAAGACGGCAGCTGAACAGGCTGAGCAGGCATTGAAGGACGGAACGATCACGCAGGACCAGTATGACGGCCTGCAGCGTGAGATCGTTGAAACGGAACAGAAGCTGAAGTCTTTGGAGGAACAGGCGAAGGCTTCCGGCACGGCTCTTCAGGATATCGCCGCGAAGGGTGAGAAGCTGAAGACGGTCGGTGATAATATTACGAATGTCGGACAGAAGTTCATGCCTGTGACTCTGGGCGTTGTGGGATTAGGTACGGCAGCGGTGAAAACTGCCGCTGATTTTGATACCGCCATGAGCAAGGTTGCGGCGGTGTCAGGTGCTACGGGATCAGAGCTGGATGCCCTGAGAGAAAAAGCCCGTGAGATGGGTTCCAAGACGAAGTTCTCCGCATCTGAGGCAGCGGAAGCCATGAACTATATGGCTATGGCCGGCTGGAAGACATCTGACATGCTGGAAGGTATCGAGGGTGTCATGAATCTGGCGGCTGCTTCCGGTGAGGATCTGGCTACCACTTCCGATATCGTAACGGATGCGCTTACGGCTTTCGGATTGTCGGCTTCCGATTCCGGACATTTCGCGGATATACTGGCGGCGGCTTCGAGCAATGCGAATACGAATGTCAGCATGATGGGCGAGACTTTCAAGTATTGCGCTCCGATTGCAGGTGCTTTGGGATTCTCTGCGGAAGATACGGCAGAAGCGATTGGTCTGATGGCCAATGCCGGTATCAAGGGTTCTCAGGCTGGTACAGCACTCAGAACTATCATGAATAATCTGTCTGGAGATGTGACGGTCTGCGGATCGGCTATCGGTGAAGTGACGATCGCTACCACAAATGCCGATGGTTCCATGAGGGATCTGAGTGACATTCTGGCTGACTGCCGGACGGCTTTTTCCGGTCTGACGGAATCGGAGAAGGCACAGGCGGCTGAAAGTCTTGTGGGTAAGAATGCGATGTCCGGATTCTTGGCTCTGATGAATGCCGGGGAAGCGGATATCAATAAACTTTCATCTGCGATTGATAACTGTGACGGATGCGCTGCCGGTATGGCTGAGACCATGAATGATAACCTTGCCGGTCAGCTGACGATCCTGAAGTCACAGCTGCAGGAACTGGCAATCTCTTTCGGGGAATTGCTGATGCCTGCAATCAGAACCATAGTCGGATGGATCCAGAAGTTTGTGGACTGGCTCAATTCAATGGATGAAGGAACCAGGAAGGTTATTGTTACGATCGCTTTGGTGGCTGCGGCTATCGGTCCGGTGCTGATCATCGTCGGTAAGGTGATCTCTGCCGTGGGTACCATTATGACATTGGTGCCGAAGCTGGCAGGTGTGATCAATGCGGCGAAGGGTGTTTTTGCGGCTTTCAATGCGGTATGCGCGGCGAATCCGTATGTGTTGATCATAGCGGCGATCGTTGCTCTGGTGGCGGCGTTTATTTATCTCTGGAACAACTGCGAAGAGTTCCGGCAGTTCTGGATTGACCTGTGGGAGGGCATCAAAGAGATTGCCATTGCCGTATGGGAGGCATTGAAGGCATTCTTCCAGGCAGCATGGGAAGCAATCAAGACCACGGCAACAACGGTCTGGAATGCGATTAAGGATTTCTTTACCGGACTGTGGGAGGGTATCAAGAATATCTTCACGACAGTAGTGAATGCAATCAGCACGTTCCTGACTAATGCCTGGAATGCGATCAAGAATACCGTGACTACGGTGTTTAATGCGATCAAGACATTCTTCACGACGGTATGGAATGGAATTAAGTCGGTTATCACGACTGTGGTGACGGCGATATCCACCTTCCTGAGTACGGCTTGGAATGGCATCAAGACTGCGATCACAACGGTGCTGAATGCGATCAAGTCCGTGGTAACAACGGTCTGGAATGGCATTAAGAATACGATCACGACTATCGTGAACGCGATCAAAAATGCGGTTACGACAGCCTGGAACAATATCAAGTCTGCGGTATCGAATGCGGCCAATGCTATAAAGAATGCTGTTTCCAATGCTTTTAACGCGATGCTGAACGGCATCAAGAATGTCTGCGGGAATATCTATGGTGCTGTGAAGAGCGGATTTGATAAGGCAATCAATTTCGTGAAGAATCTGGCAACGCAGGCTTTCCAGTGGGGAGCTGATTTCATCGGCGGCATTGTCAATGGTATCAAGTCCATGATAGGCAAGGTCGGGGATGCGGTTTCATCGGTTGCAGACAAGATCCGGAGCTTCCTGCATTTCTCCGTGCCGGATGAAGGTCCGCTTACGGATTATGAAAGCTGGATGCCGGACTTTATCGGTGGACTGGCCAAGGGGATTGAGAAGAGCCGGGGCATGATTGAGAATGCAATGAACGGAATCACTTCTGATATGACCATTACTCCGAGGGTGATGGCGGCTCAGGGCGGTTATGCCGGCAGCGGTGTGAATGGCGGGGATCTGATCTCTGGTATCAATACAGCGCTGAATACGGCTCTTGCCGGTAGTGGTGCCGCAGGGGATATCGTGATCCCGGTTTATATCGGCGGTGACATGATTGATGAGATCGTAGTAACTGCTCAGCAGAGAATGAATCTAAGAAGTGGAGGCAGGTAATATGGCACATATGCAATATCTGGTTTTCAACAATGAAAACATACCGATGCCTGCCTCTTATTCCGTGAATCTGTCGGATGTGGAGGCGGACAGCGGCGGCGTAACGGAAGCGGGAACCACTCAGAGAGATGTTGTCCGGGAGGGCGTGGTTCAGATCAGCGTGACTTTCCGGGTATCGAAGAAATGGCTGAATAAGTTTTCGGCGTATAAGAAGCTGGCAAGCATTACCGTGGGTTATCTGGATATGGAGACCATGAACATCGTCAATACGCAGATGTATATTGACGGGTATCAGGTGAAGCTGGTCAGCGATACGAGCTATGGGAGCTTGTGGGAGGTGAGCTTTACATTGAAAGAGTTCTAAATTCTATGGATGGTACTGTCGATATATGTTATGATGTCGATACGGCAAATGCTGGAAAATATACCATTTTAAGGAGAGCGCTGTTTGAAAAAGTACAACACACTGGAGATTGTGGGCTGACCGGGAGGTTTGCTGACAATCACACAAGCCTCCCGCTGAGAAGCAGCTTTTAGTCACAAGTTTTCAGGAGGTAAAAAACATTGAATAAAAATGACTGCACAATTCGTTTAGAAGAGAAGAAGGATTACAGAGTAGTTGAGAACCTTGTCAGGGAAGCATTCTGGAACGTATATAAACCGGGATGCAGTGAGCATTATGTGATCCATGTGCTGAGAGATGATCCGGCTTTTGTTCCGGAGCTTGATTTCATAATGGAACAGGATGGCAGGCTGATCGGACAGAATATGTTCATGAAGACAATCATCGAGGCAGATGACGGCAGAACGATTGATGTTCTGACAATGGGACCGATCGGGATCCTTCCGGAGCTGAAGCGTAAAGGATATGGCAAGGCACTTTTGGACTATTCCTTGGAAAAGGCTAGGTCGATGGGGTTCGGAGCAGTGTTGTTTGAAGGGAACATTGATTTCTACAGTCACTGTGGTTTCACATTTGCCAGAGAGTTTGGCATTCGGTACCATGATCTGCCGGAAGATGCGGATTCATCATTTTTTCTCTGCAAGGAACTGATCCCAGGATATCTTAAAGGTGTTACGGGTGTTTATCAGACTCCGCAGGGATATTACGTGAAGGATGAAGAGGTCGATGAATTCGACAAGGGATTTCCAACAAAGGAAAAGCTGAAGCTGCCCGGACAGCTCTTCGGGTAAACGAAAAGATTCAGGGCGGAGGGTTTCCCTTCGCTCTGTTAATTTGCTAATAATGAGGTTCCGGGGCAACAGCAAGTTGCTTTTATGATAAGTTGTTCTGTATTAGAATAGGTACCAAACAGGGATAGAGGAGGTGCTTGCACATGGATACACAAAATGTGATCTATCAGCTCAGAACAAAGAGCGGTCTTTCGCAGGATGAGCTTGCGGAAAAGGCATTTGTTACCAGACAGGCGGTATCACGCTGGGAAAATGGCGAGACCGTGCCTAATACAGAAACGTTAAAAATTCTTTCAAGGCTTTTCAATGTTTCTATCAACACACTACTTGGATCGCCGCATAAGCTTATCTGCCAGTGTTGTGGAATGCCTTTGGAGGATGAGATCATCGGAAGAAATGAGGATGGCAGTCTCAATGAAGATTATTGCAAATGGTGTTATGCAGACGGAACCTATACATACAGCGATATGGATGAGCTGATTGAGGTATGTGTCCGTAACATGGTGAATGAGAAATTCACTGAGGAACAGGCACGGGCATATTTGAAAGAAACGCTGCCAAAGCTGGATTACTGGAAGCGGTACGAGGAACTGGGAGATGGCGGCAAATTTGATGAGTTTAAGAAAGAGCTGATCGAAGAGATCAATGCGCTTCATATCGATGGAATGCCAGAACTTGAAAGTCTGAATGCACTTGTTGGGAGATATGTGAATCTGGAATACCGGTTGCCAAATGGAGCAAAGGTCAGATTCTTGGATGATCAGACAACCTATCTGGGCAATCAGATGGAGTCGGAGATCATAGAGGGATTATGCTATGGCGTAATTGCCAATATGGATTTTATCATGATCTGTACTTATGAACAGGATGGAGTTAATCCGGAGCTGATCTTATACAAAAAAAGATAATCAGACATTGTAAACCTTTGAAACAAGCAGTTTTATGGAGAGTCGTGTAACAGCGGCTCTCTTTTTATGTCCGGAGGGAGGTGGTCATTTGTATCCGGTCAGCAATGCTTTCCTGACAGCAGTGAAGGCAAATAACAGAAAATACTACTGGACAGGCAGGATCACGACGACTGCCGGGACTGTTTATAACTTTGACCAGGAAGATATGGTCAAAGGAAGCGGATATATTACGAGTCAGTGCTGCGGAAGTACAGAGATCGAGCTTGGTACGGTGTATGCTGCAGAGATGGGAATTTCGCTTTTCTCCGAGATCAACAGGTATACGCTGGAAGATGCTATAGTGGAGCTGTTTTATCATCTGCAGATTGCAGGTGGTTCCTATGAGACGATCCCGATGGGGATCTTTGAGGTATCGGAGGCGAATAGGAAGGCGAAGTGTCTGGAAATCAAGGCGTATGACTTTATGGTGCGGTTTGAGAAGGCATTTACTTCTTTGGAATCCATCGGCAATGCCTATGATTTCATGGTGCTTTGCAGTACGGCCTGTGATGTGAGTCTGGCTCAGTCGAGGGCTGAGATTGAGGCGATGCCGAACGGGTCTGAAAACCTGTCCATTTATT